AACGACCTTGATCATAAATTACTTGTGCTTTACCATTATCTTTAATAAATACATAATGATCTTGTCCCTTCATTTGAATCTCTAGAAAGTTTTTTTCTAGATTCTTACGTCTTATCTCTTTAAGTTTTCGTAACTTAAGAATAGATTTTCTTACTGGTTTCATTTTTGATAGTCCAAAGGAGGAGGTGTAATCCAATGACGTTTGCCATTGATAATTTTAAAATGTATTCTTAGCAAAGGATCATTTACTAAGTATTGTTTAGGTTTTTTTCTCATTTGTAGATCCTCTGTAATTCTTTGCTGAGTTTTCTAGCATAGTAGTTTCTATGTATCCAATCAATTTTATAACCGACATTGAAATGAGCTTTTCTGCAAACATCAATAAGATTATCCATTAAACGTCTATCAAACTTAAAACCTCTCATTCTTTTTCTTACTTTTTCTCCCTGTTTAAAGTTTATAGAGTCTGTAGACATCCAACCTGTTTTATCAGCAGTTTCATAAGTTTCTAATCCATTATCTGTCAATATGATGCAAGTGTATCCTGCGTGAGTTTTATCTCCTTTCCTACGCAATCTTCGTAAATACAAATTCATTATGTCTCCTGTCTCTTTGTTTCTTATGTGAATATATGGTTGAGTTCTTTTTCCTAGGAATATAATTTTGTCAAAATGTTCATTTTCTCTTATATCTTGTAATTCACCTAACTCTTTATCTTTTTGTATGTAATCAGGAAAAAGATATTCCTGAGTGTCTTCATTAATCGGTGGAACAGTATATGGATGTACATAGGTATCTTCTGTTCCTTTATCAATAAAACCAACAACTATGCCATATTTTTGTTGATTATGACCTACATAATAGATAATATTATCTCCTATTTTTACTTGTTTATCTTGATTATGGTTCATATAAAAACTAGTATTCCAATTGTTTTTAGTTTCAAAAACTATCTTTTTATTTTTGGTTAAATATTCAAAATCCAATAAATTTATATTATGATATTTTGATTTTACATATCTTGATTCTTTATATTTTTCTTTTATAGTTTCTGGTTTTCTATCATGACTTCTTTTAAGTTCTTCTAACTGACCTTCAACTTCAAGTAATTCTTCTTTTGTAAGTTCATAACCACAATTAGGACAAGTTTTTTGTGGTTTAAAAACATAATTACATTGTTTGCAAGTTTTAAATATGGGTTTAGCTTTGTTTTTTACTTTCTCTTCATCAAAATCTAACTCCCATATTCGTTCAACATCAACAAAGTCATGCCTGTAAGTATTGCCAACATGATCCAATACTATTGCTGTCTTACCTTCTTCTGGTCTAAGAATTCTTCCTACTTGTTGAACATATAAAGCAAGAGAATTTGTTGGACGAAGGAGGATAGCTCCTGTCACGCAGGGTAAATCAGTTCCTTCGCTAATGATGTCGATAGAAACAACAACACTTATCTCATGGTTTCTTAGCTTATTTAGAACTTTATCTCTCTCAAGTAGTTTCATTTCACCTGTTAATAATTCTGCCTTAACACCTTCTTTAATAAACTTCTCATGTACTTTTTTGGCATGAGCTATATCAACGCAAAAAGCAATTGCTGGTTTATCTAATAGATGCTTTTTATATTGTTCAACAGCATCACCAATAATCATTGGTTGATCCATTACTTTTTTTAAATCTTTTTTTTGGAACTCTCCTCTTTTTAGTCTACAACCAGTTAAATCAGGCTGTTTAGCTCCTGCAAATACCTTGTGATTACATAAATAACCTTTTGCAACTAAATCACTAGTTTGTACGTCAGATATTAAAACATTAAAGAATTTACCTAATGGTTTGTTATCTAAACGTATAGGAGTAGCTGTTACTCCAACCTTAGTAGCATCTTTGAATCTTTTGACAATTTTTAACCATGTAGATGCAGCAATATGATGTGCTTCATCAAAGATAATTATGTCAGGGACAAATTTCTCTTTCTCTATATTTCTATAAAGACTATAAACAGAAGCAACTTGTAGAGGTTGTGAGTTATCCCTGGGAAAATCAGAAGCAATAATTCCGTATTTAGCACCAATCAAATCAAGCTTTTGACAAGATTGTTTGATTAACTCTCTTCTATGAACAAGAATCATTACTTTCTTGCCTTTATCAACAAAATCTCTTGCTAGTTCTGAGAAGATAACTGTTTTACCAGCACCTGTAGGAAGAACAAGTAAAGGAGCTTTTTTTTGATTTTGGAGTTGAAGATTTAACTGCTCAAGAGCAGTGGTTTGGTATTCTCTTAATTGCATTGGAAGGGCTGATTATTTTTTAGAAAGGAAGTTCTTCGTTTACGGATTCGATCTTCTGTGGATTAATGTTGCCAAATACTCCGTATGGGCCATCCATCGCTTTAGAGTAGATTTGTACACATTTAGTTTTAACTTTCTCTTTTTTGTTGAAATCGTAGACTTCTCCATCTTTAGCTTTTGAATTTACTAGATTCTGTAAATGATCTATCAAATGAGTGACAGAGTCAACAGGAATTGTGAGACTCAAGACTTGTTTTTCAGGATCAAATCTATCGTCACTAATGTTCCATTTAATTGGTAATGGAAGTGCTGGATTAAAATCAGGCATGATTGAAAAATTCTTTTAATAAGTTGTTTAAAAATTGGTTAGTAGAGAGATTGTTCGACTTACAATGCTCTCTAACTAAGGCAGCTAGGCTATCAGAAGTACGCACCCCTAAAACATTTCCTTGAGATTTTTTTTGGGCTGCTCTTCTCTCTTCAAGTTGTTGCATAATTGCTTGTCCAGAGAATTCTGCTTCTTCGGTGGTCATAGTGTGTCATCTATCTTTGATATAGCATGACTTAAAAACTCTCCTTGTCTAGCTAATGTAATAGGAGTAATTTTTTTGACGTTAAACTCTTTTGTATATGCCTCTATAAGTCCTTTCATTTTATCAGGATAGAGTTCATTTACCATCTTGAGTTTTTCATTGATACTATTTCTAGCTTCAGTAGAGATAGGAGGATCAGCTTTAGCTTTTTCAGAAACAGGAGCTAATTCTTGATTAGGTTTCTGTGGAGTTGTAGCAGTACCTTTTTTCTTTTCTGGTGCTGGTGTTAATGAGTTAGCATCATCATCATCATCAGAACCTATGCCATAAATAGCTGACAATGCATACTTTTTAAGATAAGTTCTTCTGATACCATCTTCTTGGCTAGTGTTTTTACCAGTTGGAAGTGGTGGCAATCTATCAACACTTTCAAGCTTTTCATCACCAAAATGCAAAGTAGTTACCAGTATGTCGATAATGTCTCCTTGCTCAGTAATAACGTATTTACCAGTTTGAGTATGAGAGATGCCAAGTTCATGTGCATATTGCACAATTTGTAAAACGTCTTCTAACTTTGAATACTCTCTAGGATTAGGAAACTTAGTAAAACCACTTTTAGGAGCAGCTTTAACTTTAAGTTGAAATAACCTGAGAGCATCTGCAAGAGACTTAGGTTTTTCGGTGGTCATTAGTAATTTGTTTACTTAAAATTTATATTACACCAATATAATGTTTACTGCAAGGCTGCCTGTAATAAAGTATTGAATTGTTCTGGAGTCAACACCACTCTCCATTCACCTCCTCGAAACCTGACCATGCTCGCAACGAAGTCTACACCAGCATTTTTTCTTTGTGTTTCTACTTCCCTGGGTTTTACTAAACAAGCTCGGCTCTTATCTTTGTAGTCACACACTTGTACCACGCAGTTTGGTATGCCATATATATCGCCAACATCATCTGGTATTCCTGCTGCTAAATTTCGTTTGCATTCAAATCCAGTTACTTTAGTCAGCACTTCTGCTGCCTCTCTTTCTGCTTTATCTCCTTTTCTTTTATTTGGATTAGTCATCCTTCAAGATCTCTAATACGTCTAGTTAAATCATCAAACTGAACAACATATTCTTTGTCTGAAATTTCTTGTTGAAACCATTGCCATTCTAATCCTGCAATTTTATTATTTAATTCTGTGATTAAATATTTTTTTCTTTGACTAAGTTCCCGATAAAAACATTTCATTTTTTACTACCCCATTTTCTTTTAATTTTGTTGTTTAGCTGTTCTTTTTTCATTCTTGATATTTTAAAAAAAACATCATCAAGATCATCAATTATATTGTCAAATTCTGCTTGATCAGATAATTCCAAAGTTCTTTGAAAATTGACAATAGAAGCTCTAATTAGTTTTAGGTCATGTCCTGAGACATCAAGTATATATCTCATTCTTTATCCCTAATTCTTTTCCAAGCTTCATGACTTTCTTTATCAAGGATTGCACTAACTTCTTTATAAAGATTTTTATTCTTTTTAAACTTCATTGCTTCTTCCCCTAATTCTGGTAATAGATGATAAACATATGGGTGATGTGGCCCTGGATATGCTATTTCTTGATGTGCCATATATTGCCAAGCAGAGATTTTGCTTGGAAATCTTCGCTTATCATAGTTATGACGATCTACTATTTTTTGTATAGATTTTGCTTGCTCTTCACAATTTTTTTTCACTATAGTTGGTAATTCTTCTGTTGGTATTTTCATTAACGTCCATAAATTTATAAATAATTCGTCATAACCAACCCCTTTATGTTTTCCAAAACTACTTTCATACCATTTACAAGGGTCAAAATTATAATCTTCGACTATATATTTTATTTTTTTGTATTTTGATGTTATTGATTTATATATTTTTTCATAGTTTTCTTCATCATCTATGAAGAAATATTTTCTATTGAAAAAAGTTACTCGATGTTCTTCTCCATTTGGTGTATAAAATTCAAATTCTATTCTTGGAGGTTCTGGAGGTCTTTTAAAATCAGGATATTGACGAAAATCATCTTGTGAAATAAAAGGATTGTAACCTCTTTCATGAAAAAACCATTCTTCAAATTCATCTCTAAAACAATCATTCCATTCTGTTTCATACTTTTTTTTAATCATTTTTTTACTTTCCTCTCTTCTAAATCTTCAAATGGATCTGTGTCTGTCCATTCTCCATCTTGAAAAATTTTAAGTTTATCTGGTTCATTTGTGTTAATACACATTGCACCTTCTGGAATATCATTTGTTTTTGCCTTATTCCATACGTTAGGCAGATTTTTTTTAGTAGTCATCGGTCTTGCTCCTGTTCAGCAATAATAATTTGTTTTTTTATATCTTCTAAAGCAAGTCTTAATCTACGACCTACTATTTCGCCTGTACGAAATTCTCCTAATAAACGATCAAGAGTTTCTTTAGCTTTATCAAGTGGTCTAGTCATCTTTTAGTCCACTCCGAGATAAGTTTTCTTAGCTCCTCGATACGTTTCTGAGCAGCTTCTATTCTTTGTTCTTTTGTCATCAGAATAATTCCTGTTTAGCTTCAAACTTTTTCCATGCCTCTTGCCATGCAGTAAGACATCTTTCAGTAGGTTGATCATCGCCAAGTATGGCAACTTCTGGATATGCCCATAATGTATTACATACATCAGGCACTACATCACAGTTTAGTTTCAACATTTCGATGTAACAACCCAATTGCTTATCAGTTGAATAAGGTTCTTTCCAATATTTTTCTAAGAGATTTATATATCTCATTCCATCTCTTTCACGTTTATAAAATCCACTTCTAGTATTACCTTTGGTTTTTAAATCAACTAATCTAATTTGTTTAGTTTTTGTATCGTAACCAAGTAAATCAAGTTGACCGCCAACTGATTTTTCTGGTATCGACATCATATATTCAACCGCCATCGGTTCAAAATGTGTAAATAGTTCGTGATCTAATAAGGGACAAACAATTTCTGCATAGTCACCCATATCAATTTCACCACTACCTAACATTTTTTCTTGAAGGCATTCATGCACCTTTTCTCCTCTAGGTTGCCATATATATCGATATGACTCGATAGCTTCTTTATCTTCTTCTGTTAGCTCATTACAAACTTCAGTGGTTGAATAAGCTAACCATTGATTAGTTTCTTTATTGAGATACTTATGTGTCTCTTCATCTCTACAGATGGGAAGTGGTTTTAACAATTCGATAGTTTTCATTTGGAAGTTTTTAAGTTGGAAGGTCTTTAGGATCAATAATTTCTATTTTCTCCTTTGGTGGTTCAGGTTCTTTAACCCTAGCAAGATTTCTGTATTTGACACCTTGGTAACCTTGCGGAAATAAAGGATTGCCTTTGCAATCATTTACTACTTCTGTCCACCCTGGTGGAGGTCTATCAATGTCTTTTAGAGTCCAGTAGCCTTTTTTAATACCATCTTTAATAGTTTTTATCAAAGATGCCTGATCAAATATTCTTTCCATTATTTTGCCTCCTTATGTTTTTCAAATTCTGCTAGATTATCTTCACTTGGATAATAAATGTAAAGAGCAAGTTGTTCTTCTCCTGTAACTATATCTGGATACTTTGATGTTTTTACTACGCAAGCTACTGTAAGAATTGTTTCATGGTGGGCATAAAGAATAGTTGGAAATACTTCTGCTTCTTTCATGTTGTCATAATCAAAAGTTCCTTTTTCAATAGAACAATGATCCCAATAGCCATTAGATAAATCTCCTTGAGGATGAATATAATCTTTGAAAGGCATTTCAACTAAGTCTTTCATATGACTCATGCATAAAAACCACATAGCAGAGGGATCTGTTTTTTTTGAATTTCCATAAGGTTCTGCATATGCATGAACTGTATGATTTTTTCTTAAATATTTATTGTGCAAAGATCGAAAAATATCTATTGAATTGTCAGTTTTTAATTTAGTCATTGTCATTCTCCATCATTTCTTGAACAGTTTTGCCAAGTTCAGCAAGTGTTGGTGGTAACTGATTTTCACTGGCTTTAAAATATTTTGGCTTTGGTACGTTTTGGGCTTCTTGTTCAAACTTAGACTTCTTAATAGGAAATAAATCCTTCCAGCCACCTGTTATTGCGTTTTCAAGAGCTTGTTTTCTATCCTGTGATGGAAATGACCTTAACTTGGTAAAGATGCGGTTAGCAACGCTCTCGCTGCAAGATCCACCTTTTTGCTTTCTTATAGGCCACCATTCAATTAAAAGATCAGCATAATCTTTCAAATCATTAGGTATTGAATCAGCAGTAATTGTAGAACCACTAAAAGGATCAACGTCAACCGAAGTATTTGTTTTCTTTCTAGATTTTGCTTTCATTGCTTTTCTAATTAAGATTCTGACTAAAGCAGATCTTGATGTTTCTTCATCTCGATTCATATCTAACCATTTGATCAGATCGGAATCTAAAAACATAGTAATTTTAGTTTTCGCCATTCATAGAGATTAACTATTTCCATTATTATAGCCATACATTGTATGTGTCAAGAGGTTGTTAAGGATGCTAAATAAGAAAAATTAGAAAAATTCCTTTCATTATTCTTATATGTATATATATAGTTATATATATATATATATATTATTTATATATTTAATAAAATATTTACTTACATATATTATATTCTTTTTCTTTTGGTTCTTTTCTTTTTCTTAAAACGGCCTTTCATAGATAATTTCGGCCATTCATAGTAACTTTGTGTTATTGTGATATCATTATTATATAAGTTCGATATTTATTATGTCTCAAAATTTGAAAAGAATTAGTGTTGCTGTTGATGAAGAAAAATATAGCGAATTAAAAAACCTCTCAAAACCTGGAATCTCTGTAGGTTTCCTTATTCGAGAGGCAATAAACGATTTCTTAGAAAAAACTAAGAAAAATTAATTTATATATGGTGTTTTAGTTTCATATAAATCCTTATTATGATCCCACCACATATCGATAATATATTTCTCATTAGAGAAAAAATAACCTCTATCTGATTCTCTACATTCTTCAATGTAAAACTCTATAAAAGGTTCATAATAATCTGGATTTAGATTATTATCTTTAGCTAATTCTTTAGCAGCATCGGAACAATGCTCTTCAAACTTTTCATTTTTATAAAGACTGTCATAAGTCTCTAAAGTTTGGTTTTCTAATGGGTTATCAATCATAATTTTTTTTTAGCTAGCTAATTTAGCCATAATGGTTAGTTCATAATGTGTTTTAAATGACTCATACATTCACTTCTTAAGGCCATAATTACTTTTATGTCCTCTTGAAGTTGATAATGCTTTTCATAGTCTGCTTTTGCATCCTTGAATAATCGCTCTTTAAAAGCGATTTTCTCTTGTTTCCTATTTTGCAAATCCATAAAATTATTATTTTCCCATTCTTCGATTTCATCCTCTTTTTTAACTTTTTTATACCATTTTCTAAAAGTTTGAGGATGTACATCGGGATAAGTTTTAATACATTCATCGATAGTTGCCTTTAATGACATTTTGCCTTTAATGCATTCTCGAATAGTTTCAAAACATTCTTCCCGATATTCAATTTGTTTAGTCATATATTAAACCTCTACTAATTTTTTATTACGTTTAATAAGTCTCAAAGCCTCTGCACTTGCAGTGTTTTTTTCTTGTAACCCATGTAATAACAATGCAAAAGGCCCATCTTCAAAACATAAACTATCGTCTACGTCTATTTTTAACCCTAGTCGTAAAGCTTCGGCTTCACTAAATACAACTTTACTATATCTTTTAAAATAACCTTCATTAATCAAATAATCATACTTACCGCCATAACTAGCAGTTAAATAAAAATTGTTAGGCAATAAAACTTTTAAAAAGTATTCTAAACTTTTGCTATAACAATAAAATTTTATATCCCTATTAAACTTAGCTACATTTAACCAAGCCTCTAAATATAGAGGATTATAAAAATCTCCAGATTCGTGGATTCTAAATTTATTTATATTCTTTTTATTAGCTAATAAACTATCGTTTATAAGGTTAGATAACCCGTCTACGTCTCTTTTAACTACAAACTTATTTATAAGATTGTAATTATAACGTCTAGAATTATAGACGTTAGGATAACGTAACTCTTCACTAGCAGCGAAGCAAGTAAATAAACTTTCATTACCACGCTTTAATTCTCTTTTATTTGTTTTTTCATTCATTACTGTCCACGCCTTACAAGTATTAGAACCTGGGCAAGTTAAACCAGCTGGCAAGCTGATTATTCCCGTAGTTTTTGGTAATTTTTTATTACCTTTTGATATTTTTAAAATCATTTTTTATTATTCTCCTTACTATCTTTTATTAACTTGTTAAAACGTTTTGATTCTGAAGGAGATAAACCACAAAAATAATTTAATAGGTTATCATCGTAAGCTTTAAAAAGCTTTTTTAGACTTTTTTTCATTGTTTGGAAGGTTAGAAAAAATTTAAATTTGAAAGTTTAGAGACTTTCAAAAAAGGATATATATATACATATCCTTTTTAGTAAGTATCTTTTAAGAGTCTTTATTATCTATAAAAAAGGTATATGTTCCCCTATCCTTAGTAATATTATTCATTTGATATGAATAATTACTAGGTAAAGTTTTTAACCATTCTTCAAAATCACTAGGCATTAAATCACCCGAATAAAAAGGAATTGAATAATCCATTTATTTATTCTCCATAGGTGATAAACCATTTATTTTTCTAATATGGTTTAATATTTTTATTACATAACTTTTAGCTAACTCAATTTCATTAGCAGTTAATTCTAAAGCGAAAAAATCAGCAGTTTCTATAGCTTCATTCATTCTCTTTTTATCATTAGAAATAATACTAACCATTAGAGCGGTTACAATGTTTTCTAATTTTGAAGGGACTCTAAATAAATTAAAAGCCTCTTTCGGTTCTAAAATTTGTTCCATAATGGGTTAAAAATTGGAAGGTTTACAATTAAAACTATTTATAAAAAATAGTTTTTTAAAACTATCTACAATAGATAGCTTTAAGAAACTATTATCTAGAATTAAAAAAAACTATATAATCTCTACTTTTTAATTCTGTATTCTCTCTCTCTAGTCTCTCAACTTTCATTTCTAACTTAGCTATTTTATTTTCATGATATTTAGCTAAATTTTGTAAATTCTTACAAACAAATAAAAGTCTTTCTTTACTTGATTCTTCAAGTGATGGTATTTTTTCAGTCATAATTTTTATTTATGTAAATAATAATTTTTATCTAAATTTAATTTATTAAAATCTTTTTTAATCTCATCACTACACATTAAGTCTATACCAATAAATGATTTATTCTTTTTATACCAACTAACAACTTTTAAAAGTTGTTTTTTAAATTCTTCTACATCATCACATTTAATTACTGTAAGATCACCTTCACAGTAAGTTATTAATTCCAGGCTTTTGAAATTAACCCAGTTACCAAAATAACTTGCATCTTCATTAGTGTCTATTTGTGCAAACCCTTTTTTATAATTACAATAATTATAATCAAAGACATATCTGTCAGAATTGCAAAATGTTTTTTGAGTTTTCATTTTTTTAAATAAAATAATTTTGAATAAAAAAAACTAACTCAATTAAGAGTTAGTTATAGTTGGTTTACTTGTTATAGGTTTGTTTATATGTTCTTCTCTAAGTTTTTTTTCTTTTTTTATATCCTCTATTAATACTGTATCTAAATCTTTTATTGTCATAATAAAAAGCTTATCAAGTATTAAATCAATTTCTTTTTTATGATATTGATACATACAATCACTTAATAAGTTAACTGCAATTGTATTGTATTCTTTGCTAGTTAATAATTTTTCGTTATCCATATTATAAACCTCGAATTAATAAAGTTTGTTGAGCTATCTTTTTTTGATAGTCTGTACCATTAGTTAAAAGGTACTCACAAGCCGTATTAGAATTGTTGTTAGTACATTGATTTAAAGTACTTTTATTAAGTCCAGAGTCCATCGCTGACAATACACCGATACCAAATAATGTACTAAGTAAGAATAAATTTTTAATCATGGAAGGGATAAAAATAAATTAATTTTTTTATATATATCCTTTTGTATTTGTTAAAAGATAAAATCAAATAATCAAAAATATAGAAAAAAATATTTTAGATGATGAGATAATAAAAATTAATTAATACTTAAGGATATAACCTATTATAAGCATATTGTATGTCTATTGTCTAGCTAGATATTAGATTAATATTAAATATGTTGATTTGTTAACATAATATTATATTGATATTATTTATGGTATTATATTAATAGTTAAACAAACCTTCCAGATTATGACTACTACAAAACCACAAATAAAGTATCAAGTTTTATTTATTGGAGATAGCGTATCAAATCCTAGAGTTATTGGAGAATACGTATCTAGAACTAGAGCCAGCAACAAAGCGAATAAGCTAGACTTAGACTATGGAGCATATAGACATAGTGTCAAAAGAGTAGAATTGCAAAGTTATGGAGAATATAGATAATTAAATTTAAAGCTATTATAGAGGCTCACAGATAGCTTAAAATTAAAATTATTTTGTGACACCTGGGGGAGTAGTTGCAAAATTTTTTACGCCAATATATAACACGGGGAACCTAAATATATATTGGTTAATTT